TCAACCTCACCCTGCCTGCGCTTATGCACCTCATCAAGATACTCAAAGCTTGCCTCTGCATGAGCATCAGCAACCAAATGCTCAACTTCCTTTATCGCAGGGGCGTAACGCTCATCCTTCATCAGCAAACGCCGAAGATACCCACGATCTAACCCTATCTCACGCGCTAACTGAGGGATTGTTTTGCCTGCTAAAAGCGCCTCCTGTAACCCCTCTGGGCCGCCACGACTATCTAACGCAGCAAGTGCTTTGCGCTTCATTGGCTTGCCTGCCATGCTATGCTCCACGTTTGTTTTTCGGAAATATTACTGTGATATTGCTGCAAAAGCAATGGGGGCATGGGGGGCTACGCTTTACCTAGCTGGGAGGAAGCTAAGCATGTATGGAACAAACGCAGCCCTGCGAAAAATATAACACAAAATTTGGTGTGTGAGAATGTATAATAATAATAGGGGTAGGGGTGGGGGCTAGACGGGGGGGGTCAATTGTATACCATTGCACACCAATGTTTATACTTTGCCAGACTTAAAACAATACAGACCAAACCTATGAAAATCCTAGCAGATAATATCAGAATGATATTTCGCATAATATGTATTATGTTAACACTTTGCTATAATGCCGTTATTACGGTTCTTGATTGTACTAAGTTTGGCAAAGTATGAACAATGAAAAACAATAAGCTTGACTTAAGTTTTACTTAAGTGTAATCGCGTGCGCCCGTGCGCGGCTTGTGCTTTGATGTGTGTTTGGTAGCTTATTATCAATAAATCTTTTTTATAAGTCATTGATTATATTACCTTCTTTTTTCTTGCATATCTATATTATATCATTATTATATATATGTATAAGTAATAAGAAAGGGAAAACCAATGAAACTAAATACAATAGCATCAAACATGACAGAGCTTAACTTTAACGGCATGTCAGTTTTATTCTCATATAATACACCAGTCGCAGGTTGGGACGATCAAGGCGCGTTTAGAACGTCTACACACTACAGCCCCACAACATCAAAGCATATCAATAAGTATCTTGGTGGCTCAGATGTAGGCCGCAAGGTTACACAAGATTATATTGATAGCATTGTAGGTGAAAACAAATGAACACCCCAGAAATCCAATTCCTATTAGGCTTTATCACATTCTTATTCTTTACTAGCGCTGTATTTCTTGCGCCGTATATAATTCAATACTTAGGGAGTTAAACCAATGAAAAACATAAGCTACAATAAGAAATCTATTGATAAAGCAATTAACGCATCAAAAAAGCCAATAAAGAAAAAAGAAGCCAAACTAATACATGCCCTGTTAAAGGGCCATGCTAAATAAGCTTTGATAATAAGGAACCAAACCAATGACAGACTTTGAGCACACCACATATAACATGACATTTGCAATTGTTTCTTTTGCTGAAGGCTTTGAAGTCTATTTATGTCACCCAGACGATGACAACGTACGTTTATGGAATGAAGAAGAAATAGAAGACTGTGAAGGGCATTTATTTTTAATTAAGCAAAGGAGTTAAACCAATGACAAACGAAATAGAGATAAAAAACACATCAGACGCTTTTACATTAGCAATTCATCTTGCTGCAACTGCTCCAAGTAATGACAAGGCCAAAGAATGCTTACAATATGCTTTTGACATAGCCAGTAAGCTTGACCCAAAAGAAATAGGGCTTTGCTTTATGTCGGCGGCTGTTGTCACTGAATTAGAAAATTAATAAGGAACCAAACCAATGCAGATAAAACTAACTTACTATGACCTAATGGAAGCAGTTGAAAAGAAACTTAATGAAACCTTTGAAGGTGCAATATATTTAGACAATTGTGAAACTTATTTGAATGTTGAGATAAGCGAACCAGACAGACAACCTAAGAAGCATAAGAACGGACGTATCGTAAAAAATGAGCAAGGTTATCCAATCTATGAAACGGTAGGAACTAAAAAGCATAATTTAAGCTTTAATGATGAAAGCTATTTATCAATTGATATTTACAAGTAAAACCAAAGCAAAAAGGAATCAAACCAATGACAAAAGAACATTTTCAAAACGAAGCAAAAAAATATATTGCAAACGCTAAGACGCTTGACTCAATGGATGCAAAGCAAGCCGAAGCAATCAATGAGTTAAAGAAAACGCTTGAGCATGTTATAAGCATGTTATGCGATTGCCATGACCTTTATGTATCAGACGTTGGTAAGTTAGAGCGTGGTTATCATTTATTAGATAATGCTTTTGGTACAGAGCCAACAGGATGGGAACTTGAAAGATTTGCAGAGTACGACATTCAGTGGCCGCCTAAAAGTAAAACTAAAGCAAAATAAGCAAACCCCATTTCCTCACATAGGCCGCTCTCTGAGTGGCCTTTTTTTATTTCCTAGCCTTACCCTTGCTTTTTGCCGTTTCGCTTACTGGCGGCGCTAATTTTGCGGCCTCTGCATAACACGCGGCATACCCTGCCAAATCCAAAGCGCCGTCATAGTCTGGCTTATGCGATAACCTAGCAATCTTCAGCAATGCCATCATTGCGCAAACGTCGTGCGGCTCTATGCTCTTACGTCGCTCAAGGTAAATATTCCAAAGCGCTGCTATCTGCCCGAAGTTACTCTCTATGCTGCCGTAATCGTCAGAGCGTCTCCCGTGTAAAATTTTGTTTGCTTCTTCAAGCAATTCTGCCCGTATTGTTTTATTCACTGCCCTAGTTCCTTTTTAATCTGCATCGCTCTAAACTTGATTTCTTGCTTTTGCGCATCGGTCCAACTTGGAAGTTTTACCCCTAGCACCTTCGAGCGATCCCAGAAGCCGCGCAATTCATCTAAATCAGTGATACTTGCAAGCTTACTTTCAAAGCTCCGCAACCTGCTAAATTTATTCGTTCCACGCGGCACGATCCGAGCACCTCCCGTGCGTATCATTTCTTGCAATTGTGGATCATCTATTTCTCGCATCTGCTCTCCCTTTTTAAAAGCTAACGTCTAGTCTAAAAAATCATCTCTGAGGTTATGTGAATGTGAAACCAAGGAACTATGGTTTTCACATTTTTCACATTTATATACCTTTGCATGTGAATTGAATGTGAAACCATGTGAAAAAACCTCATAAGCCATTGTTTTTATTACCTCTTATTTTTCACATCAAATCACATACTTTCACATACCCATGTGAAAACCTATGTGAAAACCATGTGATTTGCCCTCCAACTTTTCACATAGTTTTTCATATAACTTTGCCATCATTCTTATATCATTTACGACCTTCATTTTCACCCCATTTCACCCTACTCAAACCCCGTTAAAACCCTAGTTTTTCATCTTGCCATGCTTACCTAAAAACCAAAGCAAATCGCCATTTATCACAATTTGCCCGTTCTTTTCCATAGCTGTGATAGTGTCTCTCCAAGTGCCATTTTTATCTTTATTTGCGATTTTGCCTTTGAATATTTCTTGCGCTGCCCACACCTGCACGCACCAAAATTTACCTGCTTCTGGGAATCCCGTGCCTGCTGGGTTGCTTTCCCCCCTCCCATCACCGCGCATTTGCTGATAGGTTTCCAATAGCTTTTTATGATTTGGTGAGGTGATAGGCTTAATTTTGGAATCTTTCAAATCATTACTTTCTGCCTGCTCCACAACCACGGTTGTGACCTGATCTCCGTCCTCATCCTCACCCAATTCACGCATAGAAAGCTTAAAGACAAATTCTTTGCCTGTCTCTAGATCGCGTTGCTTAGTTGTTTTTGCTACCCGAATACCATTATCTTTATCATGTTCTAGCTCAATTTCAGCATCGGTTGCCGCACGAAGCGAGCTATGCCCCCTAGCGCCAGCGCTTACATTTTTCCCTGAGTGATGCACAAACATAACATGCGCCCCTGTATATTCTCTTAATAAATCGCTATGTTTTATTACTGCGGTCATATCTTCTGGCCCATTTTCGTTACCCCCAGCCATAGCGCGGCTAAGTGTATCCACACACAGCAACTGCAACGGCCCATGCTTTTCTTTTATTTCTTTGCAAAGTAGCGCCACCTCTCGCAAATTTGCGTCTTTATTTAGCAAATCAACGGGTGATGGCCTTACATATAGCGGCGCTTCATCTACTTCATATTTTTCACGCAGCGCCCACACCCTGTTATAGTAAGACAGCCCACCTTCTAGGGCCAAATACAAAACTGGCCCTTGGTTTACTCTATTGCCATGCCATTCAAGACCAGCCGCGATACAAAAGCACGCATCTAGACACATAAAGCTTTTCCCTGAATTGCTTGGTCCATACACAACGCTCATCTGCCCCTTACTAATCCAATTCTTAATAATGTAATTATTCTTTAGAATTGGCTTTGCTTGACTAGGTGAGAAAACCGTATGCATGAGGCTAGACCCATTTTCATCCGTTTGCTCACTCTGTTCGACCTCTGAGGCGCTCTGCTGTTCATTTACCTGCTTAAATATTTCTTCTGCACTCATGTGTTTTTCTTTTTTATATTCTTCTTTACTTGGGTTTATTTCCTGACCGTATGCACGCACGGCATTGGCTAAATCATCGTTATGCTCGTAATGCACAAACAAGCTAAACGCATCGCCCCAGCAATACGGGGTAGCACCATCGTCTTTGTTATTGCCTACCCCTGCGCTAACATCTGAGCCTGACAAGCTTACCCAGTGATCATCAAAGTTTTTCGTGGCATAGCTTCCTGTTGACTGATAGCGCGACCTCCAGCTATTACCGTTTCCCTTTTGCTCATATCCGTATCGCAAGAATAATTCTTCTATGCTGTGTCGAGCATTAAATTCCTCTATTGGGCTAACCAAGTTTGGGTTTTCTGCAAGTTTTCTTTCTCGCTCTGCTTTTCTTTTCTCTCGCTCTACCTCAATTTCTGCTTTTATTCTTTCTTGTTCAGCGCTTTGCATTTTAGCACGCACAGCAATTGCATGATTATCCGTTATATCAAGCGCAGCCTTGCCCTTTACTATTTTGCTTTCGTAAAAATTTGGATTGCCGTGCTCATCTCGTTTTTCTGGTGGTACGTTTGGTAAATATATAACTTGCCCATATCTTGCTAAAACATGATCTGGGTTTATTCCCTCATCTTCTAGCAGATCAAAGAAAGCTTTTTGATACTGGCTGTATTGCTTACCGCTAAGTTCATTCTTTATCGGGATAAGCACACGCCATTTGCGATTATCTGGCTCTGCGCTACTAGATGAGTAGGCCACCATATAGCAATCGCCTATGATAGCCTCTACTGAGCCAAGCACAAAATCTATGCTATGGTTGCCATCATCCACATCAATTGCAAGCATGTGATACTTACCGCGTTCTTTTTGAGCTTGGTGGCATCTCCCGTCATGCTCTTTATAGCTACTAGGTATAATGAAAGCTGCATCTAGTTTTGTTGTGTTTTGCGGCGTTTCAGCTAATTCTTTTATTTCTTGCCAGCCTATGCCTTCATATTTTTCTTCTGGCTGATTTATTTTTGTATCGTAACTGCCATTGGCTTTTAAAAAGGTAATGCTCATTTTGGCTTTACCTCATGTGGAGTTTTCTTACTA